CAACTAAGTGAAGGCCAACGTGACGTTCTTTATACAGCAAGAATTAACCCTATCGCAGACTTCCCAAATACTGGAATGGCTGTTTACGGTCAGAAGACTACACAAGCAACTTCTACTGCTCTTGACAGAGTAAACGTTGCACGTTTAGTTAACTATATGCGTCACAACTTAGACCAAATGTCTCGTGCATTCTTATTTGAGCAAAACGATAAGATTACTCGTGATAACATGTTAGATGCTGTTGAGCGTTTTTGTGGTGGTTTAGTTTCGAAGAGAGGCTTATATGACTTCTTAGTTGTATGCGATGAGTCAAACAACACTCCAGCACGTATCGATAGAAACGAGTTATGGGTAGATGTAGCAATACAACCTGCTAAATCAGTAGAATTTATTTATATCCCACTTCGTATCAGAAATACTGGCGAAGTATTATAATCTAACTCTAGTTTAGTTTAAAACCCCTCCTAGTGAGGGGTTTTTATTGTCTCCTCTTGGAGATGCTAAATACTGTTATGCGAATCAATGAAATAATATTACACGAAGAAATGCTTGATGTTAAATCAGTTATAAATTCGGCTATCAAAAAATTAGCCAAAGTATTCAAAGACAACAAATACGAATTAAGAATCGTTGGCGGTGCTGTCAGAGATATTGTATTGGGTAAAGAACCTAAAGACATTGACTTGGCAACAGATGCTACTCCAGATGAAATGATGGCTATACTTGATAAAGCAGACATCAGACATAAACCTACCGGTTTAGAACATGGAACTATCACAGCAATCTTAGACAAAGAACCATTTGAAATCACAACATTACGTGCTGATAAAGAAACTGACGGAAGACACGCAGAAGTAGAATTTGTACGCAGTTGGGAAGAAGATGCCAAACGCAGAGACTTGACATACAATGCTATGAGCATGGATATGGAAGGTAATGTATTTGATTACTTTAATGGAATGGATGACTTACAAGATAAAGTCAGTAAGTTTGTAGGTGATGCTGAACAAAGAATTACAGAAGATTATTTACGTATACTAAGATACTTTAGATTTCAAGGTAGACTTTCAACTCCAACATGGGACAAAGAAACACTACAAGCAATTAGTTCGAACACATCAGGATTGACAAAAATAAGTGCTGAACGTATTTGGCAAGAAATGAGCAAAGTTCTTTCAGGACAAAACGTTGCTGATGTTTTAAATCATATGACTAAAACAGGTGTTAGTAAAGTTATTGGATTAACAACAAACGATTTAAACAAGATAGTAGACAGTGGTAATCCTATTGTAGCATTAGCACAGATGGGTAACACAGTAGACATAGCAAAACGTTGGAGATTGAGCAACAATGAAGCAGTTCTGTTAGACTTTTTAGTCAAGAACAAAACTAATTCACTTGACCAAAAGAAAGTAGAAGATATGATTGCTGATGGAGTTAATAAAGATTTAATTTCAGCATTAGCAACTCTACAAGGTAAAGATTTAAACATTGATGCTAAAGTACCAGAATTTCCTGTAACAGGAGCAGATTTGATTGCCAATGGCATGAAGCCAGGACCTGAAATGGGCGCAAAACTTGGACAACTTAAACAAACATGGAAGAAAAGTAACTTCACTGCTACAAAAAATGAGTTATTGGGTGAATCAAAATTAACTGAATCAACTCATAAGTTTTTGACTGGCACCGATGTTACATTTGGTGGTACAAAGTATGACAAAATAGAAGTTGAAGTAGTTGGCGTAGATAATGTCAATAGAAAGTATAAAATTATGATACTTGCACCAAAGGAATTATTTGGAAAAGAAGTATCTGTGTCAGCAAAGTTCATTCATAGAGGACCTTGGGTAAAGACTCAAACTCCTGACGCATTCAATGAAGGCTTTAACATATCAAGTAACACAGGATTTGAAAGCGGATTTACAGTTACACTGACCATCGAAGGACAAAAAGCAGGACACTTTCGTTATTACTTTGACGAAGATGGTGCACAAAATGATGCAGAAGTATTCCCAGAATTTCAAGGTAAAGGCTATGGCAAAATGCTACTATTAAAAGCAATGGAAACAGCAGTCAATTATGATATTCCATTTGAAGCAGATAGACGAGGCATTAGTAAAGCACAAGAAGGCGTATATAAGTCTTTAGAACGTGATGGACTAATTGACAACAATGGTATTACAAGTAAAGGTTACGACTACTTAGAAAACGGAGAAAGTTAATGAATGTTTATAAAGAAACAATCTGGCATTTCACTTGCAAAGTATGTTCTGGATTTTGGTCAATAGCGGCTTCTGATAAATGGACACCAACAGAACTGTTTTGTCCTCATTGTAGTTCTAAGCGTACATATGATAACGAACTAGTAGATATTGATAACGATTATAAACCTACTAATTCTCCTATGACGCCAGACCCAGATATTGATTACGAAGAAGCCGGGTTGAGAGGGCAAGTGGAAAACTATCTTGAGTTTGAAAAAGAGTTTCTTAAAGAAGATAAAGAGGGGTGGTGTTCATGCGGCCACAAGATAACAGAGTGTGATTGCAAAGCAGGATGCGAATGTGGATGCAGAAAACGATTCCTCGGGGCATTTTAATAAAGTACGACTTAATAAATGATAAAATAGATAAATACTATTGTTAAAACCATAGTTCAAATACTATTATAGGAGATAAGAAAATGGCAAGAACACTAGACAAATTCGGTGTACCACTAGATTCCGGAACTGATGCACTAGGATCAGGTATTCTACAACCAAAACTAAACTATCGCTTTCGTGTAATAGTTGCAGGCTTTGGTGGAATAGGTACTATACCAGCAGAATTTACAAGACAGGTTATGAATGTATCCCGTCCAAAAGTATCACATGAGTCTATTCCATTAGATTCGTACAACTCACGTATGTACGTAATGGGTAAGCACACATGGGAACCAATTACAATTACATTACGTGATGATATCGGAAACAATCTAACTAAGTTAGTTGGTTCACAGGTACAATCACAGTTAGACCATAAAACTCAACTAGGTCCATCAGCAGGAACTAATTACAAGTTTTCTACATTGATTGAAATTTTAGATGGTAACACAGGAAACGCGACAGAGCAATGGCAACTAGAAGGTTGTTTCATTACTAACGCTGATTATTCTCAAACTGATTATGCAGTTTCAGATCCAGTTACGATCACATTGACTCTTCAATATGATAACGCAGTAATGAATGATGATATCTTTGTAAGTAAAGGTTTTACAAATGATTCAACGGCAGGCGGATAGTAAAAGAGTTACTATCTAATGGCTGAACCGAAGTTTCCAAAATTCACGAAGAACTCCGCTAGGCGAATCTTAGCGGATAGTGCTAATGCAAAACATCGTTTTGGATTTGCAGGCGAACGTGGTTCGCCTATTACCTCTGCCCCTAAACTCTCTGATCTATGGTTCATAGAGTTTAAGACAGTTACAGGTGACGAAGGAGTTGCACTAGATATCTCTGCACTTGCAAAGTCAGTATCTCATATTTCTCTTATGACATCCGTGATGCCAATAGATCAATATGGTAAAAGAATCTACGTTCCAACTCGTGTTGATTTCCCAGAAGTAACAATTCAAATGTATGATACAATTGACGGTAAAATGTTTGACTTTTCCCGAGAGATTTATAGTAAATTCTTTAAGAACCAAGACGCTGTAGTTACACCAAAAACTTCAGAAGATGTTCTAACAGGTGTTGGCAAACACGGTAGAAAGTTACCGAGTGGCTATCATGAGTATTATCATCAATCCTTTGAAAAAATATCTATATATCACTTCTTTGGCAATCTTGAGACTCCTGGAGATCTTAGTGCTGATTATATGGGTAAAGGAACAATTCAAAAGATTGAATTGATAAATCCATTAGTAACTGGACTTACTTTTTCTTCTAGTGATTACAGTATTTCTGAACTAAGAACAGTTGATATGACTATTCAACCAGAAAACGTCAGAATAGAAAAAGTCGAGAAAGTTAATTTTCCAAATTGGATGACTGAAGGTCTGGATTATCTTATGGATGAGTTAGTATCTCTTAAAACACCAGCATTTTATACATATCCTAAAGACTTGGAAAATTCATTCGATGGTTATGACACTGTAAATAATTTTTCTCAACTATCACCAAATGATCCCAGAAATAAAGACCCATTTGGAGATAAATGGAAAACTAAAAATAATTTTACAGCACTATCTAAGACAGATCCCAGAAATCAAGACCCATTTAAAGATAAATGGAAAACTAAAAATACGTATAAGAAATACGAGGGAACAGACCCTACTGAAGGGAATGAGATGGCGAAGATAGATTATGAGAAGAGAGATAAACAAGACGCACTTGACGACAAACGAAAACTCGCTGATTTGATGAGATTATATAATGCACAGGTTCAAAATCCAACAGATAAAGGCATTGAAGAAATGACAGCCGAATTAAAAGCAAATATTGGGGTAATAGATGCGGCAAGACTAAGCAAGTTTACCAAGAAAGATGGAGAAGAGCAGTTCGAAGATGGTTGGAATTTTACAGATAATCCAACTGCTGATACTTCAGATATTCCAGGATTTGGTCCTCTAGGCGACAGTAACCCAGTGATTAATTCTCTAAATCAAGGTGCAATCAGAGGTCTTCCATCATATTCACCTACAAATTTCGGATCATCAATGATAAATGAATTAGTATCATCGTTCTTTGGTAATCGTTCTTTTAATATGAATAATACTAATAATAGTTTATTTGGTGGGTTAACTAATCTACTATCTACATCAGCGAGAGAGATAAGTGGCTCGAAGATAACTGATGGCATTGCAT